TGCCGAGTTTTTCCAGTGCTTTGCGCAATTCCTCAACCGCCGCGCGAGCGCCTTCAACCTGGCCGACCGAGCCCACGCCGCGCTCGAATTGGCGCTCGAACGCCTTCAACTGCCTTTCGGCGCTGGCCAGCTGGCTTTCCAGCTCACCCCGACGCAGGGTCAGCTCCTTACGGTTCAGCTTGTCGATTCCCGTGGTCAGGCGCTCGAAGCGTTCCGCCGCGCGTTCCGCCGCCGTGCCGAGCCCGCCCACGCTGGCGGCCAGAGCGTCCGTCGGGGGCTTAGCCTGCTCAGTCCGCGTGGCGAAGGTGAACACCGCCCCGGCGGCGAGCAGCAGCACCCCGGCTGGGCCGCCCAGGAACCCCAGCGCCGTGCGCAACGCCCCCACCGCCGACGCCGCAACCGTGGCGACGCCAACCATGCGTTGCTGTGCCGTTGCGAGGGCATTGGTCGCGGCTGTCGCCGCCGCCTGGGCCGCAACGAGCCGCTGCGCCGCAGCGCCGTGCGAGGACAGACCAACCGCGGCCCGCTCGGCGGCCTGGGCCAAAATCAGCTCCTGGGCTGCGGCGGCGGTTGCGGCCTGAGCGGCAGACAGATCGGCGCGGGTCTTAGCGGCGGCGGCCACAGTGTTCGAGTAGAACGCCTTGGCACTGGCTGCCAGGGAATGCAGGAGGCGGCCCGCGATAACTGCGGCGGTGCTGGTAACCGCAAGCGTCAAGGCTGTCATCAGCGACTCGACATTGGCTGCGTCCCCGGCAAAGTCGATCATCATGTCGGCGGCGGCCACAAGTGAGTCGGTCAAGGTCTGCAGCGCGCCGGTTTGGTTCTCCACGGCCACTAAGGTGACCTGCAGCGCCGTGCGTATCCGCACCTGGGCGTCGGTCAGGTTTACCGCCATTTTCTCGGCCGCTGCGCTGTTCGCGTCGAGCGACTGGCGCAGGCCCTCAGAAAGTTGCTGCGCGGTCAGTTTGCCCGCGGCGCCGAGCGCTCGGATCTCGGCGCTGGTCTTGCCCGAGGCCGCAGCGATCTGCTCGATTACGGACGGGATCGCCGTCGTGATGGTTTCCCACTGGTCCGCGGCGACTTTGCCCGTATTGAACGCCTTGGACACGGCGCTAATCGCCCCCTGCGCCCGGTCCGCACTGGTCGCGTTCGTCACAAAGCTGTAGCTGAGCGAGTCCATCACGTCGAGCGCTTGCGCCGTGGTGTACCCGAGCGCCTGCAGGGACGCATTCGTGCGGATGAACAGGTCTTGCGCCTCGGCCAGGCTGCGATAAGTGCCGTTCGCCGTGGCGAGCAGGCGCTGCTGCACCAGTTCATACTCAGCTTGGCTCGAGGTGGCCATCTGCACACGTTCGGCCATTTCCTGATAGGACTGCACCAGGCGGGCCATATCGCGCAGGGCTGAGGCGGCGACCACGGCGGCGATGGCCTTGGCCAGCCCGGTCATGCTGGTGTTCATGCGCTCGGCGGCTTTATCCGTCTCGCGCATTTCCGATTCGAGGCGGTCCAGGCTCCGCGTGGCCATCTGCTCGCCGCGTACGAGCCCTTCCGTTTCGGCTCGAACGACGTAATATATTTCGCCAATTTGCTCCGCCAAGGCAAAGCCCTCCGGTTACAGCAAGGACTCGCGGGTAGCGCCCTTGCTCAAATTGTCTTTAGCCCATAGCGGCCGCAGGTTAGCCAATGCCCAGCACGCCCTGAACTCGGCGCAGTCAAAGCCCTTAACAGCGAAACACTTTACCGGGACGATGTGGTCAATGTGCCAGTCCGACATATTGCTCCAGTTCATTCCCTGCAAAAACTGCCGCTCCAAGTGTTTCGCCAGCTCGTCTCGATTATACCCTACCGCCGACCAAAAACCCGCGCTAACCGATCCGACCTTAGCCCCGGCGGCGTACCGTTTTAAAGACTCCCGCACCAGTCCTAGAACCCGAGTTTTAACGCGCAGCTTAGGGTTAGCTTTCAGCTTCGCCGCATACGCCGCAGCCCGACGCACCCTATGCCTTTTTGCCGCCCGGCTATTGGCTGCGGCTTGGCATTCTCGGCAGTAGCAGGACACCCCGTCCGCGTGCGTTTTATTTTTCGGAAAACCAGAGGCCGCTGGCTTTATTTGCAGGCACTTAGGGCATTGACGGTGCGTATCGCTTTTAAACATTTCTGGAGTTTTTCGCCGCGCCTTTGACCGCGCGGCTTCGCACTTCCGGCAGTACGGGTAGAGGCCCCGTTTTGCGCAGCGGTAGAAATGCTCGGGGCTAGCCGGGAATATCTCTCGACAAGCGCCGCAGCGCTTTAGTGTTGGGTCGGTCAGCCTAGGGTTTTTCGCCAGCGGCTGCGCGGCCTTTCGGCAAGCCCGGCAATGTGAGGCTAACCCGTCTGGCTTGGCGCGGTCTTTAGAAAAATGGATTTCTGGGGTTTCACTTTGCAGCCCGCAACGGGTACACGACTTCATGGTCTGCCTACTAAACACTTAACAGGCGTCAAGCGTAACCCGCACCGTCCGACTTTTCAAGTCATGCCGCTGCCGCCCTCTTTGCGTTCACGGCGGCCAGCCAGGCCATAGTCGCGTCGTGCGCTTCCTCGCTCGGCGCGTCGTCCTTCGTCGGCGTCTCGGGCGGCGGGAACTTGGCCCGCATGGCCAGAATAAAACCGGTCATTGTCATTTGCCACGCGTCCGCCTCGCTCAGCCCGAGATGGGCCATGGCCATCGCGGCGAAGTCGCGGGCGTGGAATTCTGCGGTGAATTTGCCCCGCTTGGGTTGGCGCGGGTCTGTCGGCACGTCCCCGACCACGCCATGGCGCAGCAGCTCGCGTGCCAGGACAGTGATATTCGCCGCTGGCATCGCGCCGGGCCGGTACGTCATGCGCTCCGTCGTCCAGCCGATCAGCACCGATATGTCGTCGTCACAGCAGGCATGCAGCACGGACAGGGCAGCACGGAACTGCTCGCGCCCCCACGCGCGCCAGCGCGGCCGGTCTAGCACAGGGTTGCCCGTGGGCTCAGGCGGCGCGCCGAACAGCAGGCCGAACGCCTCGACAATCTCCGCAGGCGTGCCGAGTCGGGCCATGGCGGCGAAGCTGGGGCGCAGGCGGTATTCCCGGCCCAGGTACTCCAGGCCAATCTCGCCGATTTCGGTCAATGCGGGCATGTGCGGGTCGCTCGGTTCGGATGGCGGGAGTGTATCACGCCGGGGCGTAACCGCTCGTCGGAATAGTAGTTGACGGGGCCGCCATCTTTCGAGAGAATGGAGCCCTAGACCCGAACACCGCCCCGGAGGGCAAGACGATGAAATCCCACGACAGGCCGTACGCCGCAAAGGGCTTCACTAGCTACCGCTGCAAGACTCGGTATGGATACGTGATGATTGGCGCAAAGGATCACGAAGACGCCTTGCGGGAAGCAGCTCGGAGCAGTGACCTGTGCAAGCGCGAAGACTTAGAGGTGTGGGACGGCTGCCGTTACGTACCATGCTACCCGCCCCGCCCCGGTTCGCCGGGGCCGAAATGAAAAAGCCCGGCACGTGCCGGGCTTTCTGTACCGCGCGGGCCGGGTCAGCCTTCCTGAATCCAGGCGAACACGTCAGCCGCGCCGCCAGTTACCGCAGACGGGGTGCCGTCTTGATTCAGGAACGACTTCACGTTGGGCAGCGCCACGGCGTGCACCTCGCCCGCCGGGACCGCGATGGTAAAGCCGGCGGCGTTATTCACCGCGCCGCCCTGGCCTGGGTAGAACACGTCGCCCACAGTGTCGCCGTCAAGCACGATGTTGACCGCGCCGACCGACTCGTTGCGGATATAGAGGGTCTGCCACTTGGTGCGGTCATAGACCAGGGTATCCGCGCCGGTCAGCTCGGTCGGGTCGACGTTGAGCGAGCCGCGCGAGGACTTCGGGGCGATGGATTTGATAGCGGCCATGTCTGCAGCTCCTTAAACGACGGGGGTGTCTTCGACGAAGACGCCGAGCGGCGATTCGGTAACGCTCGCTTCGAGCGAGAAAGTTACCAGATCGTCATAAGTGCCGGTACGCTCCAGGCTGCTGATCAGCATGAACGCCTCGACGGTAATGTCCGGGTAGGTCAGACGGAACCAGGCCACGGGCTGGCCGCCGGTCGCGCTCGGAATCAGCACGTGCTTGGTCAGCGCGGTCTGATTGCTGGCGGTGCCATCGGCACGCTTGCACACGCCCGAAACGGACAGGCTCAGAGTCTGGTAGGTCGCCAGGTTCGCACGGAACGAGCCGAGCGAATCGTCGGCGGTGGCGTCCACGGTGTCCCATTCGGTCGACAGGCCCTTGTCGCGCAGCGAGCCGATCGGCAGCCAATCGCCTGGGGCCGGGCGGACGTCACCGCACCCGATGAAAAACTCGGCCGCAACTTCCCGGCCCACGTACTTGTCTAGCTCACAGCCGGCCATGGTGCGGCCCTCCTTTACAGAATGAGACTCAGATTCAATTCATACCAGGGCCGCCCCTCGGCGGTATACCCCGGCCCGACTATATCAGAAATCGCGCTAATCTGCGTCAGGCAGCCCGACTTGAACTCAGCCAGGGTGCGCGCCATCAGGGCGTGGGCGTGGTTTTCGATCTGCACCGTGGCGCCGGCTATGTTCCGCTCCATGCGCCGGCCGAGTAGCAGCACACGCACGCGCAGTGTCCGGCTTGATACGTCCGGCTTCGGGCCGCCCTCTTGAATCAGGGCCAGGATACGCGAGTCGGCCAGGCTGTCGGACTCGACCCACGCGCCCCGGCTCGGCACGTAGCCGGCCAGCTCCGGCACCGCCTGAATCCACGCCAGCAGGTCAGATAGTGGGTTACTCACACCTTATATCCTCGTTTGATCGCGGCCAGGATCTGCTCGCGCGATTCGTCAAAACCTTTCTTGAGAAAGCCCGGCTCGCCCGCCGGGTCCCAGTAATTGCCGCGCCCGTTTGGCCGGGGCTGGCCGTCCAGCTCACCGCTTGCCGCGTGGACCGCCGAGGCGTAGGCCGCAGTATACCCGACCCGCCCCCACGCCCCGAGCAGGCCGCGCTCGATGCGCCGATATTGCGAGTTTATCAGGTTGGACGTGTCGACCGGCGTCATAGTGCTGGCCCGACCGGCGCCGATGATCAGCACCTCTAGCAGGGTGCGCTCGGTAACGGCCCCCTCGATCTGCCCCATGGTACGGCGCAGATTGGCGCGGGCCTGGCGGAAGCCTCGGGCGGGCATTACGTGGCGACCTCGAAGTCCGGGCTATCCGTTTCGCCGAACGGGCTCATATCGTATTCGGCCACGTTGCGGATCTGCATGCGCCGATCATGCCCCGCCAGAACAATCTCGTCTCGGTATTTCAGGCGGGGGTCTTCGGTATAGATCAGCATGTCAGCGACAAACTCCGCGCCCTCTGCCGTCCGCACCAGCTTGCCGCCAGTTTTCCACGTGCAGGCGATGGTGTACGGGTCGCCGAACAACACGCCCCCGTTGAATAGATCCTCGCCCTGGAACGGGTAGACCGTGGCGGTGTTCGTGTAGGTCCAGCGCGCTAGGCTCGACACGGCGACGCCCTCCCGACGATCAGCGCGGCGCGCCCGCTCGGGTCGGCCGGCTGCAGTGCGGTGGTGCACCCGCTCGGGTCGACAATCACCAGCGCCTGGCGCAGCTGCCGGAGCTGGTCGGCGGCGTAATCGAACGAGCGGGACGCACCAGACGGGGCGGCCTGGCTCTTGATTCGCCGCGCGCCGGAACTGATCGCCAGCATCGCGGCCAGGTACGTGACCGCCAGATCCTGGCTGCACTCGTCATAGCCGGCGCCGACCATGCACGCGCGGGCCGCCTCGGCCTTGGCCAGCAGGCAGTCGAGCATCTTGCCAGGCAGCGTGTAGCCCAACTCGGTTAGGTAGTCGGTCAGATCGGAAACGGTCGTAGTCACGGGGGCGGCCTCAAGAAAGGTGCGTCCAGGCGGCCAGAGTACCATGTTAGGTAGGCGGCGATATCCTGCGCGCTGATCATGCGTTGCCGGAGCAGGTATGCGGTGTTCGGCTTGAAAATTCGTTCGTGCCCGGTCGGTCGGGTGCCGCCCCGCGCGTACAACTTGCCTTGGCCGTTGGGGTTTACCGGCACCCCGAGCGCGTCGTAGAACACCACCTGCACCGCCGCCCCCTCGAAGTCGAGCGACATTTCGGGCGACAGCGTAGCAGGCGAAACGAACTGGTAAACCTGGGCCATGGCGGCGGGCTCTCGTGCAATTGGGGCGAGTGTAGCAAGAAAAAGCCCGGCATGGGCCGGGCTTTGTCGTTACGCCTTGGGCGGCGCGGGCGGTTTGGGCTTCGCGGCTTTTTCTTCCGCGAGAGGCTCGCACCGGCCGCGGTACACGCCAGTCGGCTCGCCGTCGAACTCCAGCACGTGGCCGACTTCGAGTCGCTCAGCGCCAACCCATACCGGGCGGGTCAGTCGGAACTTAGCCATTGCTCAGCGCTCCAGTTAGGCCGAGGCGTACAGGACGCCGGAGCGGCCTTTCGCGTCAGCTTTGATCTGCAGGCCCGCAGCGGTCCACACCAGCAGGTTGTAGTCTGCGTACGGGGTCAGGCGGGTGATCGGCGTGGTAGTGAGGCCCATGCCCACGACCGGCTGGATGAACTCCGAGGACAGCGCCATGGCGATGAACTCGTTGCCGGTCAGCGCGTTGGTGCCGTTGGTCTTCTTGATATCACGCACGCCCGGAATGCGGCGCAGCGCGGTCAAGAATGTCTCATACGTCCCGTCGTTGGTGGTGCGGCGCAGCATGTTGAACCAAATGTCGGCCGACACGTAGAAGGTCACGTCGGTTTCGACGTTGTTGGCCGAGCCCTGCAGCACCTTGAGCGCGGCGACGAAAACGGTCTCCATCTGCGCGAAGGTGGTGGCCGGGGCGGTGAGGTCGATATTCAGACCGCCCGCGCCCAGGTCCAGCGGCTGGGTGTTCGGGCTGTTCTTGATGCCGTAGGACGCCTGGCCCTTGTACCGCACGCCCGGCTCGCCGTTGAGCATGTTGTCGACCAGCTTGCGGCGCACGGCACGCACGGCGGCGGCCTGATCGTCGATCAGCGCGTCGAAGCCCTCGGAACGCATGCCTTCCAGCTCGCGCCACTCGCGGCCGACGGCCGAGTCGTGGATCAGGACCAGGGTGCCGTCGTAGTCATACTGCACCTTGTCCATCGGCTTGGCATGCTGGCCGGAAATGCTGGACTGCGCGGAGCCGGCGTCACTCACCTGGCGATACTCGGCCACGATCTTGCCGACGTTTACCGACTTGGCCAGCGGCAGCAGATCGTCGAGCAGCACGCCGCCCTCGTCGCCGGTCATCAGTTGCTTAGTCTGGGCGTCCATGCTGCGGTAAACGTCGGCCGGAATGCGGGCCTCGTTCACGATCAGGCCGTGGTTAGCTGCCATGGCGCGCTCATGCAGCTCGAAGCCCTTACGGCGGTTGCCCACCTCGCCCCATTGGGACTTGGCGCCGCGGCTGTTCGCCACGATTTTCTCGTCGAGATAGAAAGCCATGATCGGCGCTCCTTACTTGAATTTCACGGCAACCGGAGTGGTCGCGGTGGTGGTGATGGCTTCGGCCGCGTAGCACACGACCGCATCGGTGCCCGCGGCGATATCGAGCAGGCCGGTGCCGGTACTGGTCAGCGGAGTGTCGACGACCAGGGCTTGGCCGGTAGCGACCAGCATCTGGTACAGGTCGCCCGACTTCGGACGGTACGCGAACACGGTTTCGTCGGTGCCGTAGGCGGTGTCGATATCGCCATTCGGGGCCTCTTTGGCCACGTAGACGAAGCCGCCCAGGTTGGCGCCGTCGTGCTTCTTGAACTCGTCGGATGCGCGCAGCAGCAGGTTGCCCGGCAGAATGCCGGCAGCGGCGCCAGGCAGTTCGACCTGTTCCGGTTGGTTGTTCTCGACCGAGCCGAGGAAAGTCTTATTACGCATGGCGGCTGCTCCTTAAGCGGTCGGCTTGTCGTAGTCGGCCAGGGCGTCGCGGTTCACGGCGGGCATGCCGTGCAGCAGCGGAGCGGCCGGAGTGTGCTTGGCGATCACCGCGTCGAGCGCGTTGGCGGCCATGCCCGCCAGGGTGTCGGCTTCGACGCCCAGCAGCTTGGCAGCTTCGGCACGCTTGCCGGCCAGTTCGGCCTCGGCATTGGCGGCGAGGGTGGATTCAAGCGCCTGGACGCGCTCGGCGACCGGGGCGACCGCAGCGTTCACCGCCTGGGTCATTTTCTCGGCCTGCTGGTCGAGCAGCGCCTGCAGTTCTTCGGGCTTCATGTCTTGATCCTCAGACGGTTCGGTGGGTGTAGACGGTTCGGATGATAACGCGTTGCGCATCCATTGCCAAAATTTATTGACAAGGGTGTTTTTGGCGTAATAGGTCGTCTCCGACTGCACCGGCAGGGGCTCACCCTCCAGGCGCGCCACGCCGTCAAGGATCAGGTAGTCGATATAGAACGATCCGTCCGGGGACGTGTAGACCACGCGGCGATCGTCGAAGTTATCGACGCAGACCCAGGACTCGGGCCGACCGAAACGCTTACGCACCGCTTCGCTCAGCGCGCTAAAGCGTGCGCCCCAGGTATCCAGCCCCAGCACGCGCTCGCCCAGGTTCGGCACCAGCACGGTATTGACCATCATCCCGACGCCTTGGTCCGGGCCTGCCGCGCCGGCCTCGTCGAGCAGGATCGCGTCGTGGTCGAAGTTCATGTCGCGGGCGATCCAGTCGTATTCGTCGCCCTCGGCGGCCTCCCGGCGCAGAAACACGCCCGTGCTGGTATGGATCGGCTCGCCCGTGGCGACCGCGGCCAGCAGGCGGCGGCCCCCTTCGGTCTGAGCGGCGGTTTCCGTATCGATCCACTTTTCGACGTAGACCCGGCTCCCGCGCTTTTCGACGTTCCGGTTGAACGCCCCCACGTGGTAGGCGTTGATCGCTTCGGGCACGCGGGCCGATACGTATTCGCCGTCGAGCATGGGGTGGCCGAGCGGCGCCAGCGTGCCTTCCAGGCTGGCATAGGCCCGATCGATTTCTTCGCCCGGGTATAGGCCGCGATTCATCACCACGTTGGCCGGCAGCGTATAGGACGGAATGACCAGATGCTCGCGCCCGTTGTGCTGCTCGCGGCGAATGTCCGCCGAGTTTACGGTGGTGCGCAGGTTGACCCGGATCGATTCGGGCTCGGCCGCAGAGTTTACGACCAGGGTTCGCGGGGTGTTCATTGGGCGGTCCTCGGTTTGAACTGCGGCGAGGATAGCACGACTGTAGTATTCTCCGCGCTATGTCAACCCCTAACCGGAGCGCGCCCCCATGGCCGACCAGCTTACCCTCGCCGTCAACCACGCCTTGCGCGACCGGCATTCCTATCTGACCCGAGCGCTCGGCATGGCCGCCGATGCGAAGCGCCCGAACGCCTGGCGTGAGTACGGCTACCCCGACCAGCTGGTATTCGACGACTTTTTCAAGCTCTACGAACGGCACGGCGTGGCCCATGGCGTGATCCACCGCCTGCGCGATAAGTGCTGGCAGACCGCGCCGCGCGTGATCGAGGGCAGCGAATACGACGACAAGCGCCCCGAAACGGCCTGGGAACGAGAATTTAACGCCCTGGCCAAGCGGGTAAAGCTGTGGCGCGCCTTCGCCGACGCGGACCGCCGCCGCATGGTGGGTCGCTATTCGTGCCTGATCCTCCAAGTGGCCGACGGCAAGCGCTGGGACCAGCCGCTCACCGGCAAGCCCCGGCTCGTCAAGGTCATCCCGGCATGGGAGGGCCAAACGCGCCCCACCGCCTGGGACCAGAACCCGCAGAGCGTGCGCTACGGCGAGCCAACCATGTGGCAATACAACGAAGCCCAGGTCGACCCGAACACGGAAGACGGCACTCCCGAGCGTTCCGTCTCGATCCACCCGGACCGCGTGGTGGTAGTGGGCGATCTGCGCGATGGCGTGCCGCTGCTCAAGGCCGGCTATAACGACTTCGTGAACATCGAGAAAATCCTGGGCGGTTCGGGCGAGACGTTCCTCAAGAACGCCGCGCGCCAGCTGGTCGCCGAGTATGACAAGGACGTCGACCTGGCCCAGATTGCCCGCAGCTACGGGGTCGAGCCGACCGCCCTGCAGGAAGCGTTCAACGACGCGGCCCGCGATCTTAACCAGGGCCTCGACGTGCTGATGGCGGTCCAGGGCGGCACGGTCAAGCCGCTGGTTGCCGCCGT